GAATTGGTGACAAAAGTTGCCGAAACTATGAAAAAATTGAAGGTAGATAAGGTTTTAGTCGAGAATAAAGCGGCTGGATACAGTGTGGCGCAAGAATTACGGCGTTTATACAACCACGAAAAGTGGGCTGTGCAGCTAGATGACCCTAAAGGAACCGATAAACTAGCCCGACTCTACTCCATTCAGCATTTATTTGCTGATGGATTGATTTATGCGCCTGATAAAGCATGGTCCCGCATGGTTATTGACCAAGTTGCTGCCTTTCCAAAAGCCAAGCATGACGATTTGGTCGATACAGTAAGCATGGCAATACGTCATCTGCGTCAAATTGGTCTATTGCAGCGTGTGGACGAGAGCAAAGCCTATGATGACGTGCCTCAATTGTACAACGATAAGATAGAACCGCTTTACCCAGCGTAGTTTTCTGTTATTATTGCCAAACTACCCCAAAAGGAGAGAGCTGTGGTTAAAGCTAAGGCTATTGTTGATATATTGCGCGAGTCTGCCACCAAAGGGGAGAATCTTTATCGCGTGGAAGTATGGGGTGAGGAGCCTTATGACTTTGTTCGCACCTATACGATTGATGCAAAAAGTGATACATTGGCGGCTCAAGAGGGTATTCGCCGTTTCGTCTATGAAATGGAAACCAAAGACGAAGCCGTAAGGAAAACAATATGCCTTTAACACCTGGTTTATCACCATCCATACGTCAAGACGGCCCACAAGACGATTCTGCTATTGCTCCGTCTGATTTTATCGTTGAAGTTACCGATGACGATGCGGATGCGCCGCAATTTGATGATTCGGGCAATATTTTAAAGATTGAACACCCCGATGGGTCAGTCACAATCTCTTTGGATGGGAAGCCATTAAATGCAGACAGGGAAGAAAAAGGCGGAGAGTGGTTCGATAACCTCGTCGATCAAATTGACGAGATGGAACTTAACAGAATTTCCAGCGAACTTTTATCTGGTGTGGAAGCCGACATCAATAGCCGCAAGGATTGGGTCGAAGATCGTGCGCTTGGCTTAAAGCTTCTTGGTCTTAAGATCGAGATTCCTGGTCTTGGCGGATCAGCAGAAGGTGCGCCAGTTGAAGGCATGAGCCGTGTGCGCCATCCATTGCTGCTTGAGGCTGTGTTACGTTTTCAAGCTAATGCACGTTCGGAAATGCTGCCCACAGACGGCCCAGTTAAGATCCGCAACGACAATAACAACGCCACGCTGCAAGAAGACCAGATGGCTAATGCGCTGGAGCGGGATTTAAACCATTACCTCACCAGCACGGCATCGGAATATTACCCCGATACCGACCGCATGTTGCTTATGCTTGGCTTTGGCGGCACGTCATTCAAAAAAGTTTACTTCTGCCCATTGCGTAATCGACCAGTTTCTGAGACTGTGGATGCTGATGACTTGATTGTTAATAATTCTGCTACGGATTTACGCAATGCAAAACGTATTACGCATCGCACTTTCATGCGGCCTTCGACTGTGCGCCGTTTACAAATTCTCGGCGTTTATAAAGACATTGATTTGCCAACCCCTTTACCTGCTAAACTTGATAGCTTGCAGCGTGAAAAGAAAACTCAGCAAGGCATTGAAGATAACATTCTAAAACCAGAAGATCGTGATCGTGAGATTTACGAGATTTATTGTGAATTAGATATTCGCGGTTTTGAACATACCTACAAGGGTAAAGAGACTGGTTTAGAAGTTCCATATCGCGTCACAATCGACGTATCGTCAAAACAAATTCTTTCAGTGGTTCGAAATTACGATGAAGATACAAAAGACCTACCAGAAGCACGGCAATGTTTCGCGAAGTATACGTTTGTTCCTGGCATGGGTTTTTACGATATTGGTTTGCTACACATACTCGGTAATACAACAAATGCAGTGACCGCTGCATGGCGTGAATTGCTCGATGCTGGTATGTACAGCAACTTCCCAGGCTTCTTGTTTGCTGACGTTGGTATGCGTCAGAATACAAACATCTTCCGTGTGCCTCCTGGCGGTGGTGCGCCTGTGAAAACGGGTGGTATGCCTATCAACCAAGCCATTATGCCGCTGCCGTACAAAGAACCATCAGCTGCCCTGATGAATCTTGTTCAGAACATTGTTGAAACGGGCCAACGCTTGGGTGGGACATCGGAGCAAGCTGTCGGTGAGGGTGTAACTGAAACACCAGTCGGCACAACTCTGGCTTCTATCGAACAAGCCACCAAGATTATGAACAGCGTCCACAAACGTATGCACGCTGCTCAAGCCGAAGAGTTTAGATTACTTGTTCAGTGTTTTAAAGAACACCCAGAAAGCTTCTGGCAACGTAATCGTAAGCCAGCATATCAATGGGATGAGGATACATTCCTGCAAGCATTGGAAGATTGCGAATTAACACCGCAAGCCGATCCAAATACAGCTTCGCAAACACAGCGTTTGATGAAGGTTGCGGCATTGAAGCAGCTTCAGGCTGGTAATCCATCAATGTATGATCCGATTGCGATTGATATTGCGGCGATGCAAGCCATTGGTTGGGGTAATCCTCAGCAGTTTATGGCACCTCCATCCGCACAACAACAGCCTCCTCCAGAACTTATGCAAATCCAAGCCAAAATTGCAAACGAGAAGAAAATTGCCGACGCTAAAGCTATGCTTGATCAGGCAAAAGCTATGGAGTTACATGCTAAGATGCAACAACCGCAGCCTGGCCAACAAGGCGGTCAAATGGACCCGCAAATGATGGCTAACATGATCAAGCTTAAAGAAATTGACATGGAACGCCAGCAAATGTTGCTTGAAGCAACAAACCGCAAGCGTGATCGTGAAAGCGATGAGCGGTTGGCGGCTGTTAAGTTTGCAGAAGATATGGCAAAAGACCCACAAGGCTTGGCTATTGCGCGCAGTATCCTTGAACCAGGATTGCTCCAGCGCTTAGAGGGAAATGAAAACCCAATAACACCTGGTTCGGCGCAACCGATAGAGTAGGAACAGGCAGATGGCTGCAAGTGATATTACCAGAGCAATTATGGCTAGAGTGGCCCATTACGCTTCTGGCGCTGGGTATAGAAGCTTAGAAGATATTCCCGTTGAAAAAATGAAAGCATTTCAAACAGCGGCGAAAAACGATGTTAATGCGTTTATGGCGAAGAATAATTATAGTGATATGGCATCTGGTGATTTAACTCCTGAGCAGCAAATTATGGCCCGTGATGCTGTTGCCTTAGCTAAAAAAACAACAGCTTTGAAGGCCCAAAGAGATACGGAAGCGCAAATTCAAGCTTTACGCAATAAAACTGTATCTACTGATCCAGATATTGCTGCGGCAGAAAATGAAGGTATGCCACCTGCGCGTGAAACCTCCCAAACATCACAGTCGGCTCCATCTCCAGCACCCATTCCACAAGCGATAATAGATCAGAGAAACCAGCTAGCGGCACTTAAAAATATTTATGATCAAAGATCACAATTAGCCGACCGCATGGCTTCCTATGAACAACAACAGGCAATCTTACGCCAAGGCGCGGAAAATGCATCATCGGATGCAGTAACCTCCGCACTTGCAACTCAGCCAACCAAAGATGCACAATTAGCCGCCGCTTACACAAGAAACCAGCCGCCTATTTTAACTACGCAAGGCGTAAATATTGACCCAACTCAACTTGCTATGGCTAGGGCAAACGCTGCTGTTGAGGCTCGCAACGCTTCCGAGGCGACAGAAGCTATGAAGGCTAGACAACTTGCACAAGCTAAGGGAACTGATTGGGACGCTATTACTTCAGGCAAAACTAATCCACCACCTGTTTATACGCCACCTTCTGATTCTTTTGCTAATATAGCTGAAAAAACTACTTTGCCCGCTCTCGCTTTGGCTGGAGGGGCTGGTGCAGCTGCGTATCACTCATCAAATCAACCAATAAGGTGGGACGCTGATTATGCCAAGCCGACGACAAGCGTCTCAGAGTTTTCTAATTTAGATAGCCAAATAACACCGAATGCACCTGCGCCTAGCAACCTTCCATTGATGGCAAGGACAATGCCAGATTTAACTGGCGCAAATATGCAACCTATTAACCCATCCAGTGCGCTTCCAACTCTTACTAATACTAATTACGGAAGTTTAAATCCAACACAATATGAAGGAACTGGTTTTTCCACGGATAAAGCGCCAGCTGCGAAGCAGGATGTTTGGGCGAATCGTAGCAATGTCCCAACGCCTCCAACTAGACCAACTTCAGGTCCAGCGGCTGCTTCCCAACCTGGATTTTTCTCCCGATTATTTAGTGGTGATAATTACCAATCCAACAACCAATTGGTTGCGCCGAAAGGTTCAAAAAATCCTACGGAAATTAATTGGGGCAACAATGATAGCAATGCTGACTTCTTCCGTGCTAGCCAAGCATTGCAAAAGATGGACCCTAATTACGTTGCAAACAACGCAGATGATACGTTTGATAATGGTCAAAAACGTGGTGGCGCGGTAAAGCAAAAGAAAGAAGACCCAATTCACCATGCTTTAAGCCTTATTAGCCATCTTGTAGGACACAAACGCTAATGAGTAATAAAGCCATTAGAAATGCAATGATGACGGCGAAAAAATATGCTCGCCGCAAATTTGCAACAGATGGTTTTGTTGACCCAACTTCTAACCCATTAAATAAAGATGATCCTTCGCAATGGTTAAACCCTGGCGGTATTGATAACTTAGATAATATGAATAAAATTGGCTGGGCAAATGCTCTACTAGGTACTCTTTCTAACCCCGATAAACCAGAAGATTTCAACCCTCTTGAAACATCGTACTGGGCATTGGGTGGGGAAATAGCACCACTTACTACAGCTGGTGTTGCGGCAATTAATATGATGACCACACCAGCAAATGAAGGCGAAGATGAAGAGGCAAGGCGTTATTTGTATGATCCTAACTATCCTCAATGGAGATTAGATTGGGCTAAACACGATTTAGGATTAGATAACCCACAAAAACGGGGCGGAAGAATTGGATACGATTCTGGTGGTGCGCCTGTAAAAATTGATCCTGTAACTGGTTTACCTATCAATCAAGGCAATGGCGGTGGACCAGATAATTCATCACCATCAAGTCCTAACAGTTCTACATCTTCTACTGGATTTGGTCCTATAGACAATGCTATTGCCAACCCAGGCCAGACGGCAACTAATATCGGCGCTGGGATTGCTCTTGGTGCGCTTGGCCCTATTGGAATGGGAATAAGTGCCGCAAATACAGTATCTGGTTTATTAGGCGGACCCACAATTGGATCTACATTAGTTGGACCATCGGAACCTAGCACCCCAACAAATGTTGGAACTGTAGCTAGTTATTCAAATGCACCAACTTCTACAACTACAAGTTCTACCCCATCATCCTCAACTTCACATGCTGGAATGTCAGATCAATTAGGTGCTGATATACAAGATACTAACGCAGCATCAGCCGCACTTATGGGTGATATTCAAGCTGGATTGAATAGTAGCACAACTAATTCCTCCTCCACACCAACATCAAGTGTTTCTTCACCATCCACCTCAAGTACCCCTATGGGACTTGATCAAGCATCTAATCTTATTGGTACATCATTTATATCCGACATGCCTGGTATTGGCCCTGCTCAAACTGGTGTTTTTGGTCTTTCTGGGCCAGTTGGTTCCGATGTTGTATCAATAAATACCGATCAAGCTGCTCAACAGGGTCATTTTGGTGTTGAGGGTATTATTGGTTCCAATGGTCTGCCAACTGGCTCTGCTCAACAAGCAGCACTAGAATCAACCTTTGGTCCCAATTCAGCCGAACAAAGTGCATTAGACGCCGTTCAAGCTGGTATTAATTCGGCATCATTAGCTGAAAGTCCATCTTCGGCACCCCCTGATGGCACACCCCCTGATGGCACACCCCCTGATGGCACACCCCCTGACGGAACACCACCTGATGGAACACCACCTGATGGAGGAACACCAGATGGAGGTAGCCCTGATGGGGGCAGCCCTGGTGGGGATGATGATGGACATACAGGTGGTCGTTTTACAAACCCCAACCGTAGGCCCAAAGCATTTCGTGTAAAACATAATTGGAATAAACATATTGAAATGATGTCTCAAGATGATTTAAAAAAAGAAATACGTAAAGCTTTGATGACTGCGAAACGAGGGACATAATATGGACATTGAAGAGGGGTTATTAGATAGTATCTCACAAATGCTTCTAATAAAAAAATATGATGATATAATTCAAATAGATAAACTTAAAGAGTTAATACAATACATAAACAATCATGGTTTTACCTATGGTTGGAAGTCTCATAACAAAATTGATTATGGGCATTGGAATTTAAGTTTCGAAAAGGTAGGCAAAGACAATAGAGAAGATATTGAAGATAAAATACCCACTGTTGTTATTAATATTATATCTGCATTAAGGGGAAAGGTTATACCTGAAGATTCTGTGGTTATTAGATGTTATATTAACGCATACACATTTGGTACGGAAGGATATACCCATACCGATAGTGAAAATGATAGTGATATGACTATTGTTGTATATTTAAATGAAAATTGGAAAACAGAATGGTTTGGCGAAACTATGTTTTTTGATGATAAAGATGAAATATTAACTGCTGTTATTCCAAAATTTGGCAGATGTGTTGTTTTCCCAAGTGCTATGATGCATGTTGGTAGATCAGTTAGCCGTTTATGCCCAGCAGCAAGAATGGTTTTTGTTATTAAGGTTAGAATAGAATGAACAATTTGATTCAATTCCTAACAAATGTTGGATGCTTTAAAACAAAGCACAGTGGTAGATCTTTAGGTGACCATTTGTTAAATACTTATCAAATACTCAAAAAAGCAAATGTATCTGAAGTTGTTTGTTTGGCTGGGGGGTTACATTCAATTTATGGGACAAATATATTTACTTATTCAACTCTAAAGTATAGCGACAGGGAAACCTTAACAAATACCTTTAACCCAAGGACTGAATATCTTGTATATTTGTTTTCTCGAATTAACCGCCCAGATGGACTGGAAAGTGGATTAATATGCGATGCCAATACTAAAGAACGAATTTACCTAAGCGATTGTGACCTTAAAGACCTAAGACTTATGGAAGCCGCAAATCTTTTTGAACAAGGTTCAGACACATCAAAATACCCCCAAATACTCAAAACAATGTATGAATACTTAGAATAACAGCACAAAAACATAAAGAATCAAATAATATCAATAAGTTATGCTATAAACAACCAAAATAACTCACTTACAAATGGGAATATATTTAAAAACATGGATAAAATACCTCTGTTGTAAGAATATTTTCTCGTGTATTATGCACATCACGAGGACGCTCGTTATTTCTTAGCTAAGGAACAAACCATGAACGACATGGCAAAAGCTGCCCGTAAGGCGCTTAAATCAAAGGCCCAGAAGATGGCCGCTGGCGACCCACACCAGAAGGTTGATGCCTCTGGTTGGACACCCCCCGAAATGGAAAATGCTGACAAACAGACTGGCCCACGCCCTGTATCACGTCGCGCTTTCAAAAAAGGCGGCAAGGTGATGGGTGAAGCGACTAAGCAACATGCTGGTCGTAAGCCACGTAAGTCTGGCGGCGAAGTTGAAAAATGGGTAAATGCCAAGGTAAACCGTAATGTAAAAGATGCCAATGCTGCGAAGTTTGGTTCTTATCATGTTGGTGGTTATACCAGAGGTGGCGCAGCGCAAGGCGAAGATGATCGCACTGGATCTGGTGCTGTTACTGATAGTAAAGGTAACAACTACGAGCCAGAATATGAAAATGGCCCACCCACAACCCGCAAGTCTGGCGGTCGCACCAAAAAAGCTATGGGTGGCCCGCAGGCAGCAGCAATGCAGCAGATGGCACAAGCGGCCCAAACAGCTGGTGTTAATCCATCACGCATGAACTTCCAACGTGTAGGCGCTGGTTCTTTATCGCCCATGCGTGCTACTGGAATGGGTCTTCCTACGGCAGCAAAAAGAGGCGGCAAAATCGCCCATCCAGATGAAGCAGCTGATAAACAACTTGTTCGCAAGATGGTTAAGCCTTCTGCTCTTACAGGCAAGAAGCAGGGCGGTCGTTTGCATCGGGCTGATGGCGGTTATGATGAAATGCAAAACCGCGCTATGATGGAGGCGGCACAATCTTCAAAAAACCAAGGCCCCCAAGGCCCACAAGGCCCCCAAGGCCCTCAAAACCAAGGTTCACAAGGACTAAATCCTCGAAACTATGGTGAGTGGGATGAAAACGACCAAATGAATTTAAAACGTGGTGGTCGCACTCATGGCAAATGGATTCAAGGTGCTATTAAACATCCTGGCGCTTTGCATAAGTCACTTCACGTTCCTGCTGGCGAAAAGATTCCAGCTAAGAAGCTTGAAAAAGCATCTCACAGCGAGAATCCTAAATTAGCTAAACGCGCTAACTTGGCAAAAACTTTGAAGCGTATGCACCACAAAAATGGTGGGGCAGCTAATGAAGTTGATGGCAGCAACTATACTGGTGGCACACGCCCAACTGGTGGCCGTTTGGCTCGCAAAGAAGGTGGTCGTGCTGGTAAGGGTAAAACAAACGTAAACATCATAATCTCTGCTGGTCAGAAGCCACAGGATGGTCAAAACCCAATGGGTGCAATGCCTCCTAAGCCTCCTATGGGTGGCCCAGGTGCCGTGCCTGTTCCAATGCCTCCACAGGGTATGCCAATGGCTGGTGGCGCTATGCCGATGCCAATGCCTATGCCTATGCCGATGCAAGCACCTCCAGCAGGTGGCGCAATGCCTCGCAAATCAGGTGGCCGTACTTATCCAAAGATGAAGTTCGGTGCTGGTTCGGGTGAGGGTCGTTTAGAGAAAGAAAAAGCTTACGGACTTAAACCTCCGAAAGCAATTAAGGGTTAATCACTCTTCGGTAGAGTGGTTAAAGGGGCGGGGTATTAACCCCTCTTTAATATCCCGTCCCACCAAATAATAGAGGGAACTGCTGAGGGGAGCGGTTAATGTTGCCAAGACACGAATATTATATTGTTGAACTAAAGAAGATGATTGAGAGAGAGATAGAACAACGCAAAGAAAACCTTGTTACAGGTCATAGCGTTTTCGATTTTCCAACTTATCAATTCAATGCAGGTTTCATTCTCGGTCTTCGGGATGCACTAGAATTGTGCGACGAAGCTGAGAAGGAAGTTAACCAAAAACTTGGTTAAAAACAGAGGGGAAAAGTATGCCTTTTATGACTATGGAACACGAGGATGATCCTCGTAAGAAGTTGTTAGAAGAACTTGGCGATATTTCAAATGTTGAAGTATTCCAAAACCAACTTTTGGTGGCGGTTTATATCCGTCCTCAAAAAACAAAAAGCGGTATTTATTTAACTGACAAAACAACAGATGAAGACCGTTATCAAGCCAAAGTTGGCTTGCTCGTTAAGAAAGGACCAAGCGCTTGCGTTGATACGGATGGCGAATGGTTCAATGGTATCAATTACGAATTAGGCGATTGGCTTGTTCACCGTCCCTCAGATGGTTGGAGTATCACAGTAAATGGCGTTCTATGCCGTATGCTGGACGATATTACTGTTAAGGGCCGTGTTGACCACCCAGATCGCGTTTGGTGAGGTATAAAATGTCAGAAAAAGATGATGACTTTGAAGTCAAGGTACTAGAAGACGAAACCCCTGCGGTAGAACCAGAGGTTGTTGTCCAAGAAGAACCTAAAAGCAAAAAGAAAGAAGAAATTGAACCAAATGATGGTATCGAGGAACTTTCTAGGCGTTTAGAAGCAGAAAAACAGGCTCGCTTAGAGGCTGAACGACGTGCAAGAGAAGCCGCTGAATTGGCTGTTCGTGCAAAGAATGAAGCAGAAGATACAAACCTTCACTTTGTTACCAACGTCATTGAGACAGTTAAGCGTGAAAATGAAATTCTAAAAGCTAATTATCGTGATGCCATGACAGTTGGTGATTACGATAAGGCTGCGGAAATTCAACTCAGCATGTCTGAGAATACTTCTCGCCTATTGCAGCTTGAAAATGGCAAAGCGGCTATGGAAAGCCGTCCCAAAGAAAAGCAACCACAATATCAACCAGCAGATCCTGTCGATAACTTGATAAGTCAGGTTTCTCCAGCGTCTGCTTCCTGGTTGGATAAAAACCGCGATAATTTGCGCAATCAAAAAACAATTGATCGCATGTTCCGCGCACACGCTGATGCGGTTGATGATGGTATTATTCCAGATACTCGTGAGTATTTTGATTATATCGAAGGCCGACTTGGGTTTAATAACCGCGATGTAGATCGTTCCAATGAGCCAGCTATGTCAGCAGCAGCAGCACCAACACAACGCCGCTCATCTCCAGCGGCTGCACCAGTTTCTCGCACAGGCGGTGGCCCAGGCAGCCGTCCCAATGTCGTCACATTGACGCAAGCGGAAGCAGAAGCGGCCCGTGCCAGCGGATTAACTGAAAAAGAGTATTATCTGAATAAGATTGCTCTGCAAAAAGCAGGAAGAATGTAATGTCAGAAACAGCACCTAAAAAACGTGGCCGTCCTTTCGGCACAAAAAAGAAAACAGTCGAAGCAGTACAGGCAGTTGAAACACCAGTTGTTAGCCGCCCTGCAATGCGTCCAGAGCCAGCTAAATCAGATGATCCACGCAGCCGTGCAGCCCAACGTGCCGCTGAATTACGTGGACACCTTGGCAATTTAGATGAAGGTCAGGATGAGTTTCATTTTGATCCGAACATGGTCCCAGATGGCTGGTCCTATGAGTGGAAGACGCAGAAGGTATTGGGGCAGGAAAACCCTGCTTATACTGTTGCGCTTCGCCGCACTGGATGGGAACCTGTACCCGCATCTCGCCACCCAGAAATGATGCCTCCTGGCGCAACTGGTCATATTGAGCGTAAGGGTATGGTTCTTATGGAACGTCCTAAAGAAATTACGGATGAAATGCGGGCTATTGATTACCGCAATGCCCGTAATCAGGTCCGTACCAAGGAAAGCCAGCTTGCTTCCGCTCCAGATGGACAATTTGGTCGCGATCACGCTTCGGTTCGCCCAAAAATTTCTCATGGGTACGAACCAATTCCTATTCCATCCGACAAGTAATTGTGGTCTACTGAGAAGGGGGCAAATCAGCCCCCTTTTCTATCAGAGGGATTTATTATGGTTAATAGCTTGGCTACTGGCCTTGTGGCCGAATTTACAAAAAAATATGGTAATTTAGAAAATGCATCAATTCATATGGCGGATGAATTAATTGCCATGCTGCATATTATGGATGACTTAAACAAACTTCAGAAGTACACTGATAGGCAAGTTTCTTCGGGTTATGTGCGTCGTTCACCAAGTCACCCTGCGCGTAATCCAGAACCTCAAATGCCCGATCCAGTCAGCGACGATTGGATCGCTACAGGACGGGAGCCAGAAGATGTCCACGGAAGTTAATGACGATCTGGACGACGATTTTTTCTTCGAACCTGTAGAGGAACAGCGGCATCCGCGCTTTTATGATTCGGTTGCTGAACGGGTTTATGCCACATATTTATTATTATCTGGTATGAATAATGTCGAGAATCCCGAATTTCGCAAAGCGGTTCTTGACCTGGCTGGGGTAGTAATTCGGTCAATTCCTGCTAATGCCCCTGCAACTTTTACAAAAATTAAATAAATAGGCAAAAATTCCTATTTACATAATTGCTTAGTTATATTAGAACAAATGGTGAACACAGCTTGTCTGGTTCCCTTCCCTCGGCGTGGAAGGTCTTAACTCTTCCTTGGTTCTAAGTCGCCTCGGTGTGCGATGATGGACTTTCCTGTAATAAGGAGGCTCCGTTATGGCAAATACAAATGCGCCTTTCGGATTCCGTCAATACAGCGGCAACGGTTCTGCTCCAACATACGAGCAAGTTGCTGTAGTTATTGACTATAATGCTGGCGCGATTTATTTCGGCGATCCAGTAACACAACAATCAGACGGTTCCTACGCACAATCAGCTTCAACAGGTGCAACACCTGCCGCTCTCGGTATCGGTGGCATTTTTGTTGGCTGTCAGTATCTTTCAGTTTCTCAGAAGCGTGTTGTTTGGTCAAACTATTGGCCTGGCAGCGACGTTGCTTCTGGCAACTATGTCACTGGTTATATCGTCAACGATCCAAATGCTCGCTTTATTGCTCAGACGGACAGCACAGGTCTTGCTTTCCCAACTGACATTAACGCAACCATTGGTTTCGCAATTGGCACAGGCAATGCTGCAAACGGTATTTCTGGCGCTTATCTCGATACAACAACCCTCAACACAGCTACGTACAACGTGAACGCACCGTTCAAAGTTGTCGGCATTTATCAACCTTTCGTTGCTGGCTTCCCTGGCGCTTATGCCAATGGCCAAGCATATGATTGGGCGATTGTGGCGTTCAACAACGTGGCTACACGCAACTTCACTGGCGTCTAAGGAGTAAGGACCAATGGCTGTCAATCTCAGTTCCATTAAAGACCTTCTCCTCCCTGGACTTCGGGGCGTTGAAGGCAAGTACGAGATGATTCCATCTCAGTACGACAAAATCTTCACCAAGCACGATTCGAAAATGGCTCTCGAACGTACCGCTGAAATGCGTTACCTCGGCCTTGCTCAGTTAAAAACTGAAGGTGCGCAGACATCTTTCGATAACGGCGCAGGTGAGCGTTATGTCTACAACCAAGAGCATACAGAAATTGCTCTCGGCTACGCGATTACACGTAAGGCAATCGACGACAACCTCTATAAGACACAGTTTGCTCCTTCAAACCTTGGCTTGATCGAATCATTCCAGCAAACCAAGGAAATTTACGGTGCAAACATTTTGAACACCGCAACAACCTACAATTCTGCAATTGGTGGTGACGGCGTTGCTCTCTGCTCAACATCCCATCCTATCGACGGTGGTACTGTTGCTAACACTCCTTCAACTCAGGTTGATCTGAACGAAGCTACATTGCTTAACGCAATGATTGCAATTCGTACAAACTTCCGCGATCAAGCTGGTTTGAAAGTGTTTGCCCGTGCGCGTAAACTCATCGTTCCTCCTCAGTTGGAGCCAGTTGCAATCCGTCTCGTAAAGACAGAATTGCGTCCAGGTACAGCTGACAACGATGTCAACGCGATTATGATGACCAGCGGTGGTCTTCCAGAATCATACATGGTGAACGACTTCTTGACTTCAGCCTATGCATGGTTCTTGCTGACAAACATTGATGGTCTGTCATACATGGAACGCATTAAGTTCGAAACCGACATGCAAGTTGACTTCGTGACTGATAACCTCTTGGTTAAAGGTTACGAACGCTACTCGTTCGGCTACTACAACTGGCGCGCCATTTACGGCTCATTCCCAACATCGTAATAACGGCATGTCTCTCCTCGCAAGGGGAGAGACTCCTAACTAAGGAGAAACAAAATGTCCGATATTAATGGTGGGTTTTACCCGAATGCGAACGGTTCATCCGTTTGGCCTGGTACACAGTTTAACGGCCCAATCACGGCTGGTAACGTAGTTCACTCAGATGGCACGGGCAACCTTGCTGGTCTTGGTGAAACAAGCGGCACTGCAAACTGTGGCTATGTTGTGATGGCACAAACTGCTGTGGTGACACAAGCAAGTGGTGCTACTACGATTGTTATCCCTGCCCAATCACAGATCATTTCCATCAATTTGATGGTGACGACTGCGTTTACAGGTGTGGCATCTACTCTTTCCGTCGGCGCAACCGCTGGAACGACTGCTGCAACAGCATTTTCTGCTAACACAGTAAGTGCGGCATCTGCTGGCTTGGTGGCTATTACGCCTTCCACAGCTGCCCAAATTGCTAACTGGGATAACGTATCAAACAGTACCTTCCAAACTGGCGGTCCTCAAGACGTTCAGATTAAGGTAACTTCGGCAAACACTGGCTCTGGTGTGGGTACATTGACTGTGACCTATCTCCAAGGCATCAACAACGCATCGTAGTAGGAGGCTCTTATGAAGGGTCATAAAGCGCATCACCACCGTGGCCACAAGAAAGATGGCGGGCCAATGGTTGGTACAAAAGAGTGGGAAATGGACAAGGCTCCTAAAGACGTTTACGAAGGTAAAGATTCGAACGTCGTGAAGGAAGCTGAGGAGCGTAAGCATGGTGGCCGTACAAAGCGTAAGCACGGCGGTCATGTAATGCATCACCACTCAGGTCATGTTAAGCACGTCGGTTCGGTTCACGGTGAGGCTGCAAAGCATCACGCTGGCCGTAAGGCTCGTAAGTCTGGTGGTAAGGTTGGTGCAGACATGCATCCTCTTTCTTCTGCCCACAAGGGTACACACCCCAAGGGCCACAAAGACATTGAAAACGACTAAGCATTAGTCTATAAAAGGCGGGAGGAAACTCCCGCTTTTCTTTTGTGGGTGAAGCTTGACCAAAACTCGCCCTACCCAGTGCTGCGAATGTGGTGCAGAGGCTAATAAATTAATCCGATCCAAGAAATTGGATGGGTTTTTTTGCACGACTTGTTATGAGTTGGTCATTACGTCATCTGAGATTGCTTCCGTTACAGCATCTAAGATTTTTCATCGCGTTAAATGGAAAAGCATTGAACGTGGTTGGCCAGCACCCGACTTTGATTCAAAATTTATTCTTGAAAAGATTTTGAATGGTAAATGCGAGGTTACTGGAATTAAGTTTGATTTTGGTAAAAGGAATAAAGGCGCATTTCAACATGCCCGAAACCCCTGGGTCCCCTCGTTGGATAGGATAGATAGTTCAAAACCATACACAAAAGATAATGTGCAAATGGTCATTTACATGTATAATGCATGTAAATCCAAGTTCAGCCACGAGGATGTAGTTAAGTTCTGCAAACAGATGGCAAAAGTAAGTTAAGCTTGGCAGTGAGGTTAAGATGGCAAAGTCACCAGCGTGGCAAAGATCAGAGGGTAAAAGCGAATCAGGTGGGCTAAATGCCAAGGGCCGTGCATCCGCCCGTGCTGAAGGCCATCATCTGCAAGCACCTACAAAAGATGAATCAAACCCTAGACATCAAAACTTTAGGGCAAGAATGTGTGGGATGAAGGAAAAGCTTACATCTGCCAAAACTGCTCACGACCCTAATAGCCGAATAAACTTGGCATTAAAGAAGTGGGGAGTTAAGTGCTAATGACAGATAAACCAATCTGGGAAAAGCATCTCCCTAAAGATCATCACACAAAACACTTAACCCACAAGCAACAACAATCAGCTAAGGCTCGTGCGAGGGCTGCTGGTAGGCCGTATCCAAATGCCGTGGACAATATAGCCGCTGCACGAATGAAAGGTAAATAATCATGGCTTCCTTTTCTCAACCAGGCGTAGTCTGGGATTCGATTACAAAAAATGGCAAACATGAACCATTCGAATTGCAAGTTGGTCGTGGATTAATCTCGTACCATCAACCTGTTGAGATTTTTGGCTATTCAACTCAGGTTGCA